ATTGCATAGGGGGTGTGTTTTTTAAGGACCCCTCCCCTATCTCTTTGAAAGCAGTGTTAGCCCCCATTTTTAGAGATAGAAGAGCAAAAACAGCATTTTCTATAAAATTTTGTAATTGTTAAAACTTTCTGTTTAATGAAAAAGTTTTTAATACAATCACAAAATTAGAAGAAACTAAAAAGAACAATTTGTAAATTGCTCATACACATAACTAAAATTGTGTTTAATCTTTTTACTAATCTTTTAATTAGTATTCAAGTTCATTTTCTTTCTGCACACAACGATACTGATCTAAAGCATCGTATTTTAGAATTTGTGTAATTGCTCGACGAAATTCTTCTTGTTTTTCTTCTTCTGTCATTGAATCATCGATGTTTGCAATTCTTGCTAACAAACCACAAGAATTGTACTTTTTTTGCATGTCAAATGCAAACCAGGCTTCCCATTGAGTAAAGGGGTCATAGGGATTGTCTTTGGTGGTGATGGCATATACAATCATACGTGTACGACCTCCTTTCTTTATTGTTCTTCGGTCTGTCTATGGCCCACATACTTAGCTACAGTTGTGGTAGATACGCCGACAGCCTTTGCAATGTCCGCAGTAGAATAGCCAGATGCTTCCATAGCCTTAATTCTTGCCTGTTTTGCTTTCGAAATAGTGTTTGTTGCACGAGGCATAGCTCTTTCTTTGACTTGGGCAGGATCGGCATAACGAAGAATCTGGGACAGCCTTGTTTTAGAAATGGCACCCTTCTGGATTGCCTCCCATTCACGGTCAGTAATCTTAATTTGAGTGGCTTCTCTCGTCTTTTTGCCAACCTGTGCTCGGGCTTGATTGAGCGCCATCTGACGGTACTTTGTCTTTTTAGCGTACTCTTTTCTTTCCTTGGGGTTCTCTATACCCCTAAGGGTGTCCCGTCTTTTGATGTTTGCTATACGGTTGGCCGCGCGTTCAACGGGTGCGTTCTTCATAGCAACATTAAGCTTTGAAGTGAGGGACTTGACTTCGGCATCATATTCCTTGTGTGCCTCTGGCGAGTAGGTGGTATCCTTTATAGCCATGGCTTCTTTTCGACAGCGGTTAGCCATGGCCTTCATCTTGTTTCCATACTCTGCGTAGGCTCTCTCTTGTGGTGTTCCAGACGACAGAGTGTTCAAATCCTTAGTCTGAGAGATACGACTCACTTCGATCTGAGCATCTACAAGCTGACCCTTGGCGTTGTAATACTTACGACCAGAGGTTCGATAGGTTACTTCACCAGTCTCAGGATCAATCCGAGGGCCGCCTTTTCTTTCGGGAACTCTTACTGTCTGTTTTCGTCGAGAGAACAGGGTCGAAGCGCCGCCAGAACTAGTAGAGATTACATTTCCGTTCTCGTCTCTTACTTCGTTGTATGGTGCCTGATACAAGCGCTTAAGCTCAGCAATATTGTTGTCCTTTTCGGAACGCTTATAGTCAAGCTTATGCTTTGCGGCATCAATAATGACCATCGAATGCCTTACGGCTCGAGCTAACTCTGCTTCATTGGCTCCATGAAGTGTCATGTCGGTAATGAGGTTAGATACAATACCCATCTCTCGCTGTGTGGCATCGCCCTTCTGTAAGATTCGAACACCGGGAAGCACGTTACCTTTATCGTCGGTACCTCGATACTGAGTTTTGGGCTCAAAGTCTTTCAAATCTCGAAGCGGCTGCTTGTTCTTAATGCTCACCTTGCCGTTATTGGTAGGAATGGCGATGACAAAGTCGCCATCAAAATCCGCTCCAGACAACTGCGAAGCCACTTTGGGATTAATGCCTATTACATCTTTTGCATTAAGACCAAAACGAGACTGTCCTTCTTTGTATTTATTATTGACAGTCACGATCGGTATCTCAAACTGTCCGCCATGAGGATACCGAACCAAAGCGAGCTGCTCACCATTCTCAAAGTTAGGAGCAAATGCCTCAGTCTCTTTTATTTTTGGCAAGGGTAATATAACTTGACATGCCTGTCTGGGTAATGCCGCGGCTTTAAGATGCTGGGCTGCGCCATCGCATTCGTCTGCATAGTCAAGAAGCATTTTCTTTTTAAGCGTCGGATTGGTCAACGACATGATCTCAGCATACTCATCTTCGGCATTGGCATAAGTTAAATTAAGCTGTTTCTTAATAAGAGACATAGGCTGCTTACTAAGAAACTGAGACGAAAGGCTTCTTGACATTTCGTCCCATTCACCTTCGGTCTTTAGCTTATTAATAGCTGAGAGATGCTCTTTGCCATCTTTGCCAATATAATGACTCTGTCCGGCAGCAGCAAGCTGAGCGCCAAAAGGATTCTCAGGATCTTCTTCACCAATCTTCTTAAAAACGTCCATCTTTTCGACGTTCTTTGTTTTATTAGTGTTAAATATAATGTCCGTTCCTTTTGGAAAATCCTCGTCATTGCCGTACATTGCCATGCCTTTTAAGTAATGGGTGCCATCGACAAGAATTCTGACCTGTGCATAAGCCGCATCTCCGAGATCAAGATCTTCTACTCCTCGACGAAGTTCAATTGTGCCATCTCGCTCTAGTCCACCATCTTCAGCATACCGAACCTTCACTCGTTTTGAGTCGATACTTGCTGGGTATTCGAATTTCTGATAAGTTTCGCCACCATCATTGGAATGATACTCAATCAGGCCTTCGACTTTGTCCATGTTATTCCACACATCTTTGTCAGTAACTCCGTCTTTGGTGATAACCAAATTGGTTGTTCTCTGATTTTTGTTTGTGGTCTGTGGAATTTCAAGCTGATGAACTTTATATCCTTCGCCCTCTAATATAACAATGGCTTCTCGGAGCTGGTTCTCAGAGACTCCAAGCTCGAGATTTGATCCGGCTCCGACATCAAGCATCTTTCCGGAATCAAGCATCGTTCTAAGAGTATCGGCCGTCTTCTGTCCCATGTTCTTTCTCGAGTTAATGTCTTCTCTAAGAAGATTTCGAACAGAAGATTCATTTTTAAATCCCATGATCCGAGCAATCTCGGTCGGATTCTTGCCTTCTTCAGTCAATGCCAATACTCTGTCTCGCTGAAGCTGTCTTCGTTCATGCTTGGCGATGGTAATATAAGTTCTTAAATTCTGATGAGTTGTGTTAAACTCTTCAGCAATGTCGGCGTCTTTCCAACCTTCGGCTTTGAGCTGCTCATAGCGAGCCAGAAAGTCTCCGGAATGCTGATAAGGATTCTCTCCTGACCCCCAAGGATAGCGGCCGGATCTGCGTGGCATTCCATAGTGCATCAGAATGTTCTGAGCAATCTTGTTCATTTTTATCCCTCCGCTTGCTTGGTTTGATTAATTATCTTGTCGAAAGATATAATTTTGTCCATTATTGGCAGAATGACCTCAGCGCTTGGCATCTCGATAAAGATTTCGTCATTCTGATAAATTCGCAACTCAATCTGAATGTCGCCAGGAGCGACGTCATACTCTAAACAAAAAAGAGCAGCATAAATTTCTAGCTGCTCCATATGTGCCGGAATAATTCCAGACTTAAAATCGTGAATTCTAAGTAACTTCTTGTCAAACGAAATTGCATCTGCTGTGCCAAAGCAATTGTCGGAGTAATATAATACTACCTCCGGGTCCATCCGATAACCTATAGCGTCGTTAACATAAGAGTTCAAAGTTTTAGTAGATCTCGGAAGTCTTTGTCCAAGCTCGATGCATCTACGAGCAAAATCGTGAAGCTCCGTACCTCTTTGAGCTGCTTGGCTCTTGAGATATAATTCTCGGATTTTGTCCTCGTCATAGTTTAGCCAGTGGTATTTACTGGCTCCTAGAAGAGCATGTTGCCCTTCCAGATTTGAGTGCCGATTGAAGTTCATCCAAAACATCCTCCTTGTTTTCCGGTGATATGAATCTCGAGAATGACATCTCGTTCATAGTGTCCACGTAATATTCCTGGTTCGGTTGTCTCCTAGCACCCGAACTCCTTTTACACTCCAACGTCGCCCATTTATCTTTATAGAGCACGGTCAAATCAGGAATGCCCTGAATATAATCCGCGTCATTTTTCATCACGATACAGCCCGGAAGAATCTGTTTTAATTCTTTAATTAAATCAGCCTGAAATTTGTTTTCACGCATATAGAATCCTCCGTTCTGTCAAAATAAAAAAAGAAGAGGACATTAAATATTCCTCTTCTTCCCATAATAGGGGGTGTTTTTTGTGCGGTGAATATAATGGGCAAAAAATAGCAACCCTTGTAAGGATTGCTAAAAAGTGCTAAATTAATTCAAGCCAACCGAATCACGATTCAGTCGCCGCTCATGCTCATCAACTTTTCGCATCAAGTCGTTGATTGTCTTTGACTGAATGCCTATGATATCAATCAACTCAGTTATTGTTTCATCGTTCATATCCAAACGACGAATAGTATCCTTATTGATGCTAACCTGGCATTTATTAAAATTACTCATCAACTCAATGTTTTGAAGAATAGCTTTTTCAACAACATTTTCCATAATTTTGTTCCTCCTTAAATATAATTTTCAGCATTATACAGCATGTTAATAATGCGACTAGGATAAAAAAAGAAACAGACTTGTATAAAGTCCGTTTCTTTTACAAATTACTTTAAGGTGGTTACTTGCACAACCACCGATAAAACCCAATCTTTCTTAGCAGTAACGTCAATCCTACGCTGAACGCCAGTCCGATCGTATATGCGATCGTCCAGTACCAGCCGGCATGCTCCACTGCAAAATCTCCGATTTTTTCGATAATCTTATCCATGTTATAATCCTCCTTAATATAATTTTCAGCATTATACTACATGTATAAAATGCGAGAAAAAATAGCAACCCTTGTTAGGATTGCTAAAATTTACCATTAATGTTAGAAGTCTTCTGCTAACAATCCGACTCTCTCAAGTACATCATAAATGTTTTCACACCACTCTGCCCATTTATCTGTAAGCGGATGACTTTGCTCGCTCTTTTTCAGCCTGCCGCGAAGACAGTGCTCTATAATATAGCAAGCAATTGATCCTAAGCATACAACACACAGATATACTGTGGTTACAATCCCTTGAATAAAATACTTAATAAAATTCATCATAGTCAGTTCCTCCTTAAACATAATTAATGCATTCTATAACCTGTATTAATTGCGTCTCTACCACTCCCTCAATTTTGCAGTAAAACCACTCGTGGCCATTTGCCCACTTTTATTTCTTACTATATATATAAATTTATTTCTCGCGTGTAAGTAGAAAAAAAAGTGGCCATCTGGCCAGACGTCCAAAAAATGGCTTATTTAAGCCAAAAACTCGCTGCCCACTTTTATTTCAAAAGTGGGCAAAAAGTGGGCAAATGGCCAGAAATTTGTAAACAAATTGTTAACAAACCTATTTTTCAGCAAATTTTTCACCAAAAATATAGCAACAAAAGTGGGCGTGGCCAGATTTGAAAAATCAAAAGTGGGCAGAAAAATGACCAAATTTTGACAAAAAAGCACAGCCCGTGTTTGGACTGCGCAATGATGATTAATTTCTGTTATCACCATTTTCGTATTTTGCCATTGCAGCTTTTGCTATGGCCTCGATCATTTCAAACTCTCTACTGTTTACTGCGTACTCTACTTCGTTCAATGCGCGTCTGATGTTTCTAATGTTCTTGTCATTGATATACGCATCCCACTCGGCATCGATAGTCTCGTCTTCAAACTTAACGATTTCTTCGATTTCCTTTAGTTTTGCGCGTATCGGATCATATACATTCTCTACCATCCACGCTAAAGAACTCATAGAATTATTAAGGCAATCCTGAAGTTTCCACGATTCACTAACCATATTTTTATCTCCTTTCTGCAATTTCACCATTATACAAGATGTAAATTGTACGACCGTCCAAAAAAGAAGAACCCCTGCACAAAATGCGTAGAGGTTCTTCGATGACATTATTAGAAGTATATCCAAGGCATCACTTTAACGATTCTTTTAATCGTTTTTTGATCGCAAGCACATATGTCGTCTGGAATGCGCATGGTCCAAAAACGAGACCCTTTGCTAGGAACGGGTATGACAAATACCCAGTTACCCAGGAGATAATGCAACTCTATTTTTTGCTGCATATTTTCTCCAAAGCACTCTTCATAGATGTCTGCCTGTCCGATTACCTCGCTATACTTGGGGTCTCGTATAAATTTTAGTTCACGCTCATAATTATTTCGCAGATCCCATAACGTGTCTACAATCAATTTGTTAAGCTTCCTGGATTTTAATACTCCCATATTATCACCTCCGTATAAGTGCCTGCTTTTTATGCGTCACCGCTTTCTGGCAAACTCCTTATTAAAAGTCGTCGAACACTCTCCGCCATGAATATAACACTCGTTTTTGCGGCACGTGGTGTTCAACGCCAGGTCACATGGATAAAGTATCTTACCGTTTTCGGCTATATGAGGCTCATCGTCGTCCTTCATAACCTCCTCAATCGCCTCAACAGTCCACACCCTCGGATCATCGGCATAATACCCCATCAAGCAGTCAATAGCGGTCTCTATCGGTTCCCATATTGCCTGATCGACATGGTTTTTCTGAATATAAGTCAGATATGAACGAAGTCGTAACGCTGCCTCAGACGCATTCATTTCAGATCATCCTCCTCCGCGATTTTTCCGGATTTAAAATCGGCCATCCACTTTTTGGTCTCAGCAATAAAGTCCGATACATCTTTATGAAAGGCTCTCGTCTCCTCCTCAAGACGAAGTATCTCAAGATATAATTTACGGGTATCGGCGCTCATTTCCTTGGACAAGTCTTTTACCAACGCTCGACGCTCACTCTCAAGAACTTTTTCAACGGGATCTTTAGGCATGGTTTTCCTCCTTTAACTCTCGATCGATTGCTGTCTGAATGCAATGCGTAACATTCAAGTAGTCGCCATTTTTAACACGCTTAACAATCTCTCTATATTGAGAACGAGGGATTCTAAGCGACACCGCATATAGAACTTCAGAATACTTTTGCTTAGGCCTTACCGGGCATTTTTCACCTTTACGAATATAATAATGCCCGTCCTGCTCAATGTACTTTGCAGGCAAGGTGCCTTTGTGTATTCGGTGATAAATAGTCCCGACATGGCAGCCCCAAGCTTTACTAGCTTCGGTCGCCGTCCAATATCCTATGGGTGTTTCCATTAATAATCCCCCTTTGGCGCTAAACCCCTCAATACAGGAACGTTGTTAGCGTACATGACTGCATCTGCAAGATCCTGAGCGTTTTCCCGCTCTTTCTCCTCAATCACCAAAGCCCTTAACAATATAAGGTAGTTGATTGAATCAGTTATCTTCTCGTCCCACATGCACATCGGTTCAGAGTTCGTACCGTTTCGAATGAGGTCATAGACGCTGACCGTGTGCTTAGCCATCATTCCGCCGAGAGCCTGTATAGGAGATACACCCTCAACTTCCGCAGCAACTTTAAAATTGTGGAGTCGGTCATCCGTGGCATATTCGCGAGCTTTATTAACCAGCACTTGCCGACTTCTTTCCACTGTCTCGTTAAATATTTTCTCAAACACTTCAGTTGTCATGCTTTTCCTCCTTATTTCGTCCCATAAAGTTATCCACTAAAGTTTTGTACTGCTTTGCGCATTCCGGACACAGCGCTCCTGTTATGTCGTAATACCGCCAATCGCGAGTATCCTCGACTTTAGCCATTCTCATGCAGCGAGCGCAAAAGACTCTGCAAAGAGCTAGTTTAGGTTTGTGCTGCATTTTCTTTTTCTTCCACAAACGAACAATTGTCACAATCTTCGGATGGAACCTCGCACCAAACTGTTTTGAAGACCCGTTTCTGACGTTCGGCATCCGTGTACCCACGATCATCAACGAACAGCTCACCTTTAGCGAAGGCATAGTTTCCAGAATTGGTGGGTATTAATT